ATTGAAATATATCTATGTTACTTACATAATCATCATAGAAGTTAAACATACCATTTAGATTATCATACATGGTAGATTGCCAAACTTCAAAAAACTGTCTTAATCTTAAAAATTTATCACCAATAAATGTTGCAGTTACATCGCTGTATTGTACACTTGTTGGATACTTATAAGGGGCACCTGCAATACGATATGGTGCTGTAGTAAATGTTCTTGCAGGCATAGTGATATTAGTACACATCAAAGTTATTTGTTGTCCTAAATCTCTTTCGTATTGTAGTTTAGCTGTCTTGTTGCTAGTTGTTTGACCAGCAGGTCCTGGGCCAGGTTCTGTTGGATTAGATGTTGCAATTTCTCTATCTCTTAAAGCTGCTGTAAGTACATCATTCTTTGGTAGATTAATATTAACTAAAAAACGAGTATTACGAGCAACACCTTCTGCTTTGGCTATTGCAGACCTAAAACGATTAAGTGTTGTTTCTGGATTTGCTCTTTGTTTCAGTCTAGGATCACCAGGTATGTTGTCATACTCTCTACCTCTAGGTAAACCTATTCTTATATCAAATGGTCCTACTCTTTTGCCGCCTCTAAATATTGCCATGACTTAACCTGATAACCTACTATTGTAATTGTTTAACTTTTCTCTATTCTTCATGTGTGCTTTTTCTACTAGACTTTTGTTTTGACCGTAGTATTGTACAGCATGATGTGCTTTACACAATTTTAAATTGACAGATTTACCGTCAACAAATACATCACCTAGTATTCTACCAAACTTACCAGTTTCTTCACCTTTGTAAGTCTTAATAGAAATCTTTTTAGCACTTTTCAATGCGTCTTGTAAAAACTTTTTAGACATAAGGCCATATTTCTTTTCAGTCTTATCACTTGTTCTACTCTCAGGTGTATCAATACCAAATAGTCTTACTCTACTCTTATACATTATGTCGAAACCTAAATCTAACATAACATCTATTGTATCACCATCAACAACTTTGATTACTTTGTTAACACGATAACTAAAATCTGTTGGGTCACCTAATTTAGCCATTATATTTTTCTCCTACTATCACGCCATACTTGACTTGCACTTGCTTTTCTAAATTGTGCTACTGGCATAAAGATTGCAGGCGCATAATCATCCTCTTCCAGTTCTAAAAATCCACTTACGAATTGTCTTCGTAAATAGTGTTTGATTGTTGGTTTAACTTCTCTAATATTTTTTAATTTAGAGTAATTACCTGTAAAATTTCTTCTATCAAGTGTCTCTAATAATTTCATACGAAGTGGTATTGGTAAGTAGTGAAAGTTAATACCTAAGAAACCACCTTTTGCTGATTGTATTGGCATAACAAGTGGAAACGTATCGTAGTATGGCAATGTTGCTTTGAGTTTAGGATCATATCTAAAGAAATGTAATTTATTAAACGTAGGTGCTTTCTTTAATTTATTATCACGCATAAGACGAGCTGCAGATATTCTGTTTGATAAGTCTGCTACCTTTTTCTTATACCAATTGATAGATAAATCTCTATCACCTGCCGCTTGTCTGATTGTATCAAATATACTTGCCATCCAACTATTTATCTAAATAATTAGAATGAGAAAGATAAAAAGAATGTCTAATAGAATCCTGGTACAAGGTAAGTTTAGACCTAAGAATCCATCAAAATATAAGGGTGACCCCACTAATATTATATATCGTAGTTCTTGGGAACTAACTGTATTTAAGTATCTTGACAACAATCCATCAATACTTAAATGGGCAAGTGAAGAAATGTTTGTGCCATATCGTCACCCACTTACTAACAGAATAAGTCGATACTTTCCAGACTGTTGGTTGCGTTATAAAAATAACAAAGGTGAGATTGTAGAGACAGTATGGGAAATCAAACCAAAGAAACATACCATACCACCTACTGTACCAAAACGCAAGACTAAAACATGGAAGTACAATGCAGAGCAATATGTAATCAATGACGCAAAGTGGAAAGCATGTAAAAAGTATTGTGATAAAAAAGGTTATGGGTTTCAAATAATCACGGAAGATATACTTAAACATTGGTCAACAATACCTCCACTATAACACATAAATAGTCTTATGGCAAGTATTGCAGACAGATTAATAAACAAACTGGTAGGTGGCGTTTTAAATAAAACTGCTACTGTATCATCATCAGCACCTATTCGTAATAGTAGAGCAAAAGAGTTTAGTAATTCAGACCCTTTTGATCAATCTAACGAGAATGAGTTTTCATATGGTTCACTACGATATCCATTAAATTTAGGTACCACAGAGGAATATGGTCATTACATATTATTTCATATATTTGAGCGTACTAATTCAAAGTATCATGGTCCACAAGAGGTAGAAGAAACAATTAAAGAACAAGGTCCTGCAGGTCAAGTGCTTGAAAGAAAAGTAACCAGATCATTTGACAAAGCAAATCTAGAATTTAGTCCTGGTGTTGTAAGACAAGCAGATGATGAAAGTATTGGTAGTATATTTAAAAGACAAGATGATAGTTTATCAAAAAGCATAAGTGGTGGCTTGCGTAAGAGTGGTAGACTAAAACGAACAAAAGACACGATTGCTTTATACATGCCAAATGGTTTAAAAGCAGAATATGGTGCTAACTACAAAAATACTGACTTAGGTTTGGCAGGTGTAATCGCACCAGACTTGGCAGGTGTGTCAAGTATTGACCAATTAGTGTCAACATTAAAGGCTGCAGGTACAGGTGCAGCAGTAAGAGATTCCATAGCAGATGTTTTAGGTGTAAATGCTGCGGGGTTTGTTGGGGGTCTTGTAACAGGTGGTGGTGATGTAGAGAGTGCAATAAGAAAAACATTAGGTAAGGCAATGAATCCTGTAGTAGAGGCTGTCTTTACAAATGTTGACTTGCGTGATTTTGATTTTAATTTTAGATTTACACCTAGAAATGAAGCTGAGTTTAGAACAGTTGACGCAATAATTAAGTTATTTAAGTTTCATATGTTACCAGAAAGAGTGCAAGGGCAAAATATTGGTAGACATTTAATATTTCCAAGTGAATTTGATTTACAATTTATGTTTGGTGGCGTAGAAAATGCGTGGATACCATTTGCTGCTTCAAGTGTGTTGACAAAGATGAGCGTAAATTATGGACCAGGTGGTGAAACACAGTTCTTACAACCCATAAAAGTACCAGGTGGTCTTGCACCTCCACCAAGTGAAATCAACATGACACTATCATTTAGAGAAACAGAAATCATGACAAAAGAGAAAATCGCAGAAGGATTCTAATGGAACAAACGATTGAAAATTTTGAGGGCACAAAAATAGTAGAGAATAACTATGGTGGCGAGAGTATGGGTGATGTACAGGCAGGTATCGAGTTCATTTATCACATGAGAGAACATATATTAGATGTAGGGGTCGCAACAATATATCTGTTTGCGTGTTATGCTCTGTATCTATGGTTAAAGAAGGTCATTAAGTAATGAGTTATTTTAGTAAATTTCCTAACTATGCTTATGACTTATCTGATACACAGAATAGAACACTTATAACAGATTTATTAAGACGTGTCAATATGAAAGGTAATGCGAGGGCAAATACGCTAGTCTTTGATAATTACACAGTACAAGACGGTGACCAACCAGATATGGTCGCACACAAATACTATGGGGATTCAACACTACATTGGGTTGTAGTGACAATTAACAACATAACCTCCCGTTATGATTGGCCGCTAGATCAAGTTGCGTTATCTCAATTTGTAAACAACAAGTATTCAAATCCCAATGGTACACATCACCATGAGATTGACGCAACATCTGGCGATACTACGAAGAAACTTATCGTTTCTAGCGACACAGACGGCGCTACAGCGATAACAAACTATGAATACGAACAAACCCTTAACGACAGTAAGAGACAAATACGTCTTTTAGATCGTGCATATATACAACAATTTACAAGAGATTTCGAGAGATTAATTACTAGAAGAAGGTAATATGGCAAAAGATTTGCAATTTGCAGGTGACTATAAACTAGGGCCTATCGTACTATACTCAGCCAGTGATCCAATAGACTTGCGACCATTGATGTTAGAGTTAAACCTCTATGAGAGTGTGTATAGTCCAAACATGTATGGCAATCTAGTCATACGAGATAGTGCCAACCACAAACAAAACGCACCCATCATAGGTCAAGAAGAAATAGAGTTTAATCTCTTTCTACCAGAAAACGAAGAAATCAACTTCCGTGACTACCGTATGAGAATATACAAAGTCGCAGGTCATGAAGAAACCGCAGAAAGAGAACAGATATACACACTACATTTTACAACAAAAGAGGCAGTTAAAAATTCAAG